ATCTCATAACGACCTGCAACATTTTTCCACAGACCTCCCAGTTCACCCAACTCAAGAAGACCAAAATATCGATCGAGACCACGCTCATCGTAATAAAGACGAACTGTAACATCTTTGTTCTCCTTGCTTAGACGTGACTTGTGAGTCTTAGCCTTGATAAGATTTCCGACGACTGACGTTCCATCTTTTTCTTTTTTCTTTGTGAGATAGATAATTGTAGATGCAGCATACTTGAGTCCACTGCCTCCACCCATTTCTTTTGTAGGTACATAAGATCCGATAACATCGTAAGTGTGGTTGGTAACGATCATGGGAATTTTTGCTTGACCCAGTTTAAGAGTAAGCATACGGAATGCCCCTTTAACGAGTTGAGATTTAGTCATGTCTCGGACTTGTTTATCATCCAAAGCATCACGGATCTCTTTCTCAGTCGAAAGCATCCCTAGAGAGTCTAGCACAAACATCAATGGTTTGCGATCATCCTCGGGTGTTTTGAGATAGATGTCTACCGCTCTTAGAGCCTTGCTACGGAAGTCTTCGATAGTTACGACATTGACCACTACAAGACGATTCATGTCGATACCACGACTCTCTAGTAGTTGCTTGTTAACTGCAGCTTCTGTATCAAAATATAGACAGTACCCGCCAGGATTACTGTCCAAAAAATTCTTAACCACAGCGAGACTGAAGAAAGTTTTTCCAGTGCTAGACTCCCCAGCAATGGCAGTAATCTTATTCCCAGATACGCCACCAAATATGCTACCTGAAACCAATCCGTTAAAGATGTACGAACCCGTATCAACAAATTCTTCAGAGTCGTCAATATCGGATGCGAGTTTTGTGTATTCATCGCCAATCTCTTTTACAATGTCTTTTAGAAAATCCATAATTTAATAGTGAAGTGTTTTTAGTTCTATCTCAGTCGCATAATTGAAAATTAAAACTTAGGGTACGTCTCTGTTTTCCTTTAACGCGATGGGGATAGCAAAGATGTGGTAAGCTTGTAGGGAAAAGGAAAGTCATCCCTATTTCTTGTTCTGGAAAATAATCATATTTTTGAGTACCACTGTTTTCTCCATAAAGAAAACTAAGTTTACCAAATATAGGAAGATCTTGACCCTCAGGGATTTCACTGTAATCTTGTTCTGGAATATCTAAAATAATAATACCACTAAGATCTCCTCCATGATCATGAACAGGAGTGAAATCATTCTCTTCGTAAATGTTTACCCAAACATCTAAAAACTTACTAGATTCTATATTCCCTTCTGGTCTGATTTCAATATTTTTATCTTTCCACGCATGACACATCTCAAGACCATCCAATTCTTCAATATATTCATCTTTACAGTAATTGAGATAATCAATTAGACCAATATCTTCACAGAAATCACGATCCAAAAATACACACTCTAAATCACGTCCCAACAAATTTCTTCTTACCTCGTTGAAACTACTGTGCTCATTCCTAAGATGAGGATCTGCAAGAATTTTATCGGTATACTCATTAATACCTTCAACAATAAAATCAGGACAATCTGCTTCCAGTATAGTGGGCCCGAAAGGTCTTACAAAATCACCATTAAACTCCATAATAACTCCTACAATAAAACAATAATAGCACTATTCAAAGAAAGAATCAAGACTGATTTTCTTTTCAACACTCCATCCAATAGCATCAAGGATAGACTTAAGAGGTTCTAAAAAACTCTTATCAAACTGCAATTCATAATCAATATACTTAGTCAAGTTTAACTCATGAGGAAACTCTTGTATGAAAGATAAAACATTTTCATGAATCGGATTCGGTTTCTTCATGTATATAAATTTAATCTTCTCACCATTATTGATAAGAGAATACTTATTATTTAATTTATTCTCTTTTACATAATAGTTAAACAGCAGGGCACCCCTAACATGAATAGGAGTTCCCTTTGAATAAATGTGCGAAGATGAAGCATACTTCTTAACATCTGATGCAGTTCTTGGAAATGCAATTTCTTCTGGGGGAAGAGACCTAAAATCTTTTCTGCAGTTTTCAATGAATTCGATAACTTCATCTTCTGTCCCATTGAGAATTATTTTTAAAGCATCCTTGATCATCTTGCGACAGGGGGCAGGAGTAGAAGACTTTACAGCTTCCAATCCCATAATCTTTAGTTTGGGTTCTTCATATCTAACACCTTCACTATCCCATACGTTAAGAATGTATCGCTTCTTCGCAGTCCAGATACCACGTTCAGCGATATTCTCACGCTTCATGATCATTTTTTGTTCATATGCCGAAACGTAATTCGCAAGTTTCTTATAACTGGACTCGATGAATGGTTCCAACTTATCTTCACAGATCTTATCAAGTATTCCAACAATCTTTGTTTTATCGCCAGACTTATCAGTAAAAAATTTATCAACAAGAGGTCCGAGACTAAGATAAATTGAATCAGTGTCGGATGCAATAACATAATCGACACCTTCCGTTTGCAATAGTTTATTTAGATATGCGTTCATACGCATTTCAATCCATCTGATTGATACTTGACCAGACAAAGTGATCGCTTCTGCATTTGCTAGTTTGTAATACCTAAAGTATTGATTACCAATAGCACCATAAGCAGAGTTAAGAGAGATCTTCTTCGCCATTTGAATGTTGTTGCATCGTGAAATCTCTTTCTCAAGTGCAACAGTAGGAGTTTTTTCATACTGCTGTTTAGCTACAAGCATCTTCTTTTTGAAGATAACGCGATCTCCATACATTTTCTCCATCAATTCTGGTAGAAAACCCTTTACATCTTTACGATACATTGCGCCATTAGCACAGATTGCATTATCTTTATACATTTCAAATGAAATCTCTTCATTCAAGATCTTATCAACGCTGACGCTGGGATGTTTCTCATCCAGAATAGTTTCTGGAGAGATGTTATATTGCATAATAAGGTGAGGATAAAGACTATTAAGGTCGAAACTAACAACCCAGTCATAAACTCCTGGAATAGGTTCTTTAACATATGCTCCTGCATATTTGTCATTTTTATCAGAACGTTCTTTTGGTGGGATAACTACTTTCTTATCTTTCAAATAATTGTATATGATATTGTCCCACATACGGACCTGATAGAAAACATCATTATAATTAACCTTTGCCTCATAAGCCATAGTCACAGCAAGTTCAATCAGTTTCATCTTGCCTTCTAATCGGTCCACAAGTTCAACGTCTTTGATGTTGTACTCTACAAACTTTTGCCAGTTACCAGTATAGAAGTCTTTGAACGTATCGAACTCAGAGTGGTCAAGTTTCTTTTGTCCAAGTTCTACGTTAGCGATATGATCTAATCGATAAGATTCTTGTGCTTTATAAGTAAACTTCTTATACAGATCCATGTAGTCTAATTGAGAAAGACCACCCACTTCAAATGCAATATTCTTTCTCCCCATGATGTAAACTTCTTTCTGACTCACAAGACCCCAAGGAGAAAACTTTTTCATGGCTTTCTCACCAAGAACACGATTGACTCTCCCACAAATATATGGAATATCATATAGTTGAACATTCCAACCAGTGATAATGTCTGGATAATTATTCTCCCACCAATCCAAAAACTTGATGAGCATAGTATACTCATCACCACAATTGATATAACTAACATTCTCCTGTGTATTGTTAAAAGGTTTCACACCCCATACAATAATCTTTTTTGTATTGTAATCTTGAATAGCAATAGTGAGCATTTCTTCTGCTACAGATTCCGTATCTGGAAACCCATATTCAGCAGAAACCTCAATATCAATAGTGAGTAGTTTTAGTTTTGTTATATCAAACTTTATTTCTTTCTCAGTGTACTTCTCGGAAATATACTGACTTACATAACGATCATTTCCATAGATCTTAAATCCTTCCACATCCTCATACTTTTTGTAGAATTCTCTACAATCCCTGACGGTACCAGGTTTAATAGGTTCTACATTTTCACCCTCAAGAGTTTTGTAAGAAGATTGTTTTTTAGAAGGAACATACAAGGTAGGAAAAAAATCATCCTTGTACATAACCCTCTGACCATTTTCATATCCTCTGACTAGGAATTTGTTCCCAATCATCTGGACATTAGTGTAGAATTTCATTAGTTACGTTTAGATGACGAATAGACATTTCAAATTTTTTGTTTCCGATCTCACCGAGATTAACTTTCTTACCAGTGTAAACCTCATAAGCAATTAAAAACAACGTATAAAGATGCCAGTGTGCTGGGGGAATGTACTGGGGGGAAAGACACAAGTGCATATGATCGAAGTCATAGTCTAGTATATCATACTCTTCCTTTGTAGCGGTACGCATGTTTGGTATGAGTCCTGTAAAATACTCCATTTCTTTTTCAGGAACACCATCAATAGAATGCTGACTACTTATCCAAGTATAAGATTTAATCCTATTTTGAGCTCTAAGATAAGCAATCCAACATCCTTCATCAATATCATTATTCATCTTAACATGACGATATTCATGTTTGTTTCCTTTACTAGAAGGAGATCCATCTGGAGATATCTCTTTCCAAATCATATCTCCATGATAAATTACGTCATGATGATGATCTATATTAATTATTTCTAAGTCAGTTTTGTCTCCAATATGATATAAGATATTATCATGATCATAAGCAAAACTAGTTTCTACTCCATTATGAAGACATTTATTGAATAACTTAAAAATATAAAAAAGATGACCCTTATCAAAATAAAGATCAGACTCCTTTATTTCGGGTTTAAATCTAAAGAAATTATCCCACCTAACACCCGAATTATCATTCCAAAAATCAGCTTCATATTCTCCAATAGTTGGACCCATAATATAGTCCAAGTCTATACTTAGAATTCTCATTTTACCAAAGAGTTATATTTTTTTATTAATTGTTCTGTGGGATCGGTAATTGTTAGAATTTTATCAGAACTAATCATGAAATCAGTTTGATCAGAAAAATCAAGCATCCATGGAGAAAGTGCCATTGTTGATTGATTTATAATATACGGATCGACTAATTTACAATCAGGTTCTCCAATGTCTGCACCAACTTCTTCAATCTTTGAAAGAAGAATGATATTATTAACTAGTAATATAGATTTTATCATTCAGTAACCTCAGGAACATCAGATACTGGTTCATCAACATATTCTCCATCTTCAGATTCTTCATCTGAAGCTTCAAAAATATCTTCATTAGGATCATCTGCAATGAAAGTATGACTCTCATCTAGACTGAGATCTTCTTCACTTGCATTTACGATGTCTCGATCATATAGATCAGAAACTTTACTAATAGGAGTAAGCATAGTTACAACGTAGTCTGCTGGAATAGGAACATTCAAATCCTTTGCAAGAGGAATCCAAGGAGCCATTCGGACGCGAAAGTTATCATCATTTTCGGGATCCATATCAAGATCAACCAAACAAGGTCTAGTTAAAATATATCCAATTACTCTAGAATCTGCTCCTGGACCACTCATCCATTCTTTAATTCCAGCAATAATTTGTTCACCCTCACGGGTCACGATAAGTCTAATGGTCATAATTACTTGATGATAATTTTTAATTGTGGGTTTACAGTGGGGTGATAGTGATGGTGGCGGTTATTATTATGCTTCCAGCAACTTCTTAAGGGTTGAATTGTTCTCCTTGTAAACCATCCCCATTGATCATATTTAGTAGTGTATATAATCTTCTTACAACGTTGCCTATCATTCCTTACCATTACATTTGATTCTGGATAATGATATTTGTAATTGCCTCTTGGGGATCTAGGATGAGCAATAGCAGGAGTTGCAATTAAAATTGCTGCTGCAGCAAAAAGAAGTGATTTCATGAGGGTTCTTCATTTGTAGTTATTTTAGCAATAAAAAAGAGGGGCGTCAACTGGATTTGGCCAGTTCCCCCTCCGTCTGCGACGACGATACGTTGTTATTTAGTAGAGAGGATTACTTTTACAAAGTTTAGATACTCTT